CAGTTCAAAACGGCGCAGTGCCTCCGGCCGGACGTCATCCTCCGACATGGCACCGAGAAAATCATTCAGCGTCCCCGGTTGAGAATCTTCATACACGGTGATGGTCCCGGCATGTGACGGCGGGAATCCTTCCACCAACAGAATGACGCTGTACTGACCGTACTCAACGTCCATGCTGTAACGACCGGCTTCATCCGGATTTTCAGAGGCCACCGTGTTCACCACCACCGTGCTGCTGGTCCGTCTGGCTTTCAGTTGAATGGTACAGTTCTCTACCGGTTTTCCTGTGCCGTCTTTCAGTACACCTGAAATCTTTACTGCCATATTCACCCCACAAAAAAGCCCGCCTGAACCGGCGGGCTGTCATAACACTGTGTTACCTGGCTAATCAGAATTTATAGCCGATACCCACGATGAAGCCGTCAGTGCGCCAGTCGCCACTGGCGGAACCTTCATAAGCAAGGTCAATAACCACCGTCTCTACGGGACTGAACTGAATCCCGGCATTCCAGGCCGGCGACAGATGACGCGCAGTATGGCCATCACTGGCGGTGGTGGTCTCCTTCACATACCCCGGTTTCACTTCATCACGCCGGTAATCCTGAACACTGTCAGACCAGCGGGTGTACGCCATCCCGGCCATGCCATAGAGACTGACCCGCTCACTGAGCTGCCAGACAGGGCCGGCCATCAGACTGACATAACGACCGCGCAGGCTTTCATAATGGAAGGTATTTTCACCCGTCTTCATCGTGTCACTTTTCTTCACCGATGCATAACTCAGCGCGACAATGCCGCCCAGGTGATCCGTGAACTCATAACGGTATTTCACATTAATCCCTTTTAAATCACCTGCACGCGCACCGGTACCGGACAATGCCGGTACGCCGCCCGGGTGAACCTGAGCATATCCCACGGAAAATGCACCGTGTCCGCTTTCAGCCTGTGCAGGAAAGGCAATTCCTGCCAGCAGGGTAGTAAACAATAATATCGTTGCGTATAAATGCCGCATGATTACCTCTTTGTTTTCAGTCAATAAAAAAGGCACCTCCTGAGGTGCCCGTCCGGGTTAATAAACCGTCAGCTGATACTGATCCCTGCCGTGGATTTTTTCATGACCACAACCAGTAAATCACTGATGTACGTTGTCGGCGTCCAGTTGTTCGCACCGGCCGACGACACATTAAACGTCAGGGTGACATGACCCCGCCCTGCCGGCATATCTATCACCGATGAGAACACCCGGCTGGCGCTGATTACTGTGCCTTCTCCATCCGACGGCTTCACCAACACAGGTGTGGTGACATCACCTTCCGCCGCAATGGCCTGCATCAGAGTATAAGGCGTGATGGCCACCGGGCTGCCAAATGGCTGCCACCCCTCCTTCAGTTTTTGTGTCAGCTTTTCCGCAAGGTCTGACGGCGACGCCGCCCTGACAACATCATAATGTTTAATCGACATCGAATTTCTCCCGTGTACAGGAACAGAGTTAAAAAGCCGGAAGCGGAATCAAATCACAGGATGGTCATCTGCCAGTGGCTGGTCGTAAAAAAAAGGCCACGCCATGCGCAGCCGGAAATAAAGGGATAATGATGATAATTTGAGAAAAACAGAAACAACAATTTTGTGGCAAAGCATGGTGCCGGGTGCCTCCCGGTGAATTCAGTATCAGCACCTGAATCCGCGATTACCCCATATTCCTTCTTGCTGATTGCCCCACCGCACAGGGGGATTCACCATGCAGAAGTGTTTTTAATAAACAGCAAACAAAAAAATCAAGCATTATGCAGGCTGTTTCTTTTTATCACCGGCTACAGCAATACCACAATGCCGCAGACCAGCCCCCCATCCGCCAGCACCGACATGATTCTGCTGGTGAAATCCACCATCACCACCAGAAACAGCAGGAGTGCAGCCACAGCCAGGCGCAGTTTTACCGTCACAGGTGATTCTCCAGACGAAGCCCCAGAACACCGGCAATCTCTTCCAGCACCTTGCGCTCTTCCGGCTCAATTTCGCCGTCTGCCTCCGCAATGGCCACCGCCACATCCAGCACATCTTCCGCTTCACGCGTATCGTGTTTCACATCCTCGATCTCACGTAACGCCGCACGACGACCAATTTTAAAGTTCGTATCCAGCTGACCGATAATGGTTGCGCTAATCGCATTAATTTCCGAGGTAAACGCAGACAACGCAGGCTGATTACGTAAGACCTGTTCGATCTTCGCTTTCTCGGATGCCTCGCATTCACCATCTGCATAGGCCACCAGGTATGCAGCGTTAATCACCGCCTGTGCCAGATCGCGTTTCTCAAACTTTTTAATTTCCGCTGCCGCTCTGCGGGTTTTCTTTTTGAAGATTCCAAACATCGTGACGTTCCTTTGGGTGGGTGAGCCAACGCCCGGGAGCGATCTGCCCACAGAGAAAGTCACACTGACCACTCCGTAAGCTCACCCCCGAAAGGCTCTGTGGTTGATATGCGCCGGGCGTGGCGCAGATACAAAAAAGGCCCGCCGAAGCGAGCCTGGAAAATAAGTGTGGCGCGTTGTAGTGGAGTCGAACCACTGACCGATTGCTTAGAAGGCAATTGCTCTGTCCGGCTGAGCTAACAACGCAGAATACCGATAATGGACCGCCATCGGGGACCCGCCCCCGCACCAACAACCCTGTTATGGTGTCGTCTGCTCTTCCTGATAAGCTAATGGCGGTTTGTGATGGTGGCCCTTGCTGGATTTGAACCAGCGACCTGGCGATTATGAGTCGCTCGCTCTCACCACTGAGCTAAAGGGCCGGGAGCCGGATAATAACGGTCCGTAATTAATTCTGCAATCTCATCCGTTTCGAACGATGAAATCCTGAACTTCCCTGACTGTCTGCTCAAAACGTCCGGCCTCCAGTTCAACGCCAATCGCACGACGCCCGAGCGCCAGTGCCGCTTTTACCATTGAACCTGAGCCCATAAAAAATCTGCAACCAGGTCACCCGGACGACTGCTTGCGCTGATTATCTGCTGCAGCATTTCTGCCGGTTTTTCGCACGGATGTTTCCCGGGATAGAACTGCACCGGTTTATATGTCCACACATCCGTGTACGGCACCTGCGCCGTCACACCAAAATACCGCCGCAGATGCTTATATTCACTCTGCAGCTCCACATACTGCCGGTTCAGTGACGTATACGTATCCACCAGCTGGTGGTGGGGCCATTCCAGTTCACCGCGCTGATGCTTCTCTTCTGCCACCCGGGCAAACAGGGCCTGTAATTTCAGATAATCGCTTTCGTTCGGCAGCTGCCACTGACTGGCACTGAACCAGTGCGACACCATGTTTTTCTTTCCTGTGGCATCTGCAATCTGTTTTGCCGTTATCCCCAGGGCAGCGCGCGCATCACGAAAGTAAGCAATCAGCGGGGCCATCACATGCTGTTTCAGTGCCCTGCCCTTCGCCTCACAGCCATCATCTTTCGGGCGATACGGCCCCTGATAATGTTCCGCGAACAGAATGCGCTCTGTGGCCGGAAAATGCGCCCGCAGGCTTTCCTTGTTACACCCGTTCCAGCGTCCGGACGGCTTTGCCCAGATGATATGGTTCAGCACGTTAAACCGCTCACGCATCATGATTTCGGTGTCAGATGCCAGGCGATGCCCACAGAACAGGTATAGACTTCCTGCAGGTTTCAGCACCCGCCAGAACTGCGCAAGACAGTGGTCCAGCCACTTAAGGTAATCTTCGTCCCCTTTCCACTGATTGTCCCAGCCGTTGGGTTTCACCTTGAAGTACGGCGGATCGGTAACAATCAGGTCAATGGAATCATCAGGCAGGGACTGAATAAAATGCAGGCAATCAGCGTTGATTAAATCAACACTGTTTATTTTTACAGTATTTTTCATGGATCAGTAAGCGTAACTCTGGTAGGCTCACTCTGCTTTTGCGCTAAAGCAGTGGGCCATGGTTCGCTTGTGACCAGTAAGCATGAGCGAATGGCTGGCAGGTGCTACCAACACCCACCAGCCGCCCATTTTCACAGCAGGAAACCGCCATTACTGGCAGCGTCTGAATTTATTCCCGTACCCGCCGTTATCCTTCGCCAGACCCGCCAGAACTAACTGAGTCAGTATTAACTGGCACCGGGCTTCGCTTACTCCTGTAGTTCTCGTCATCATGCGTGGCGTTACCCACTTGTCAGCAGGTAAGAAATGAAGGACTGCGGCGGCGGTTTCTGTCATATCTTGCTGTTTTAGCATGTCTTTTTCCCTTCTGGTTGACATGACATACCAATAACTCTTGTCGAAAAAGCCAGCAAGCTGAAAGACAGGTATTCACCGCCACCAGCGTGTTTACTGTACTGCACCAGGTTTACAGGTACAAAAAAACCGCTCGACGGCGGGTTTAAGCTGTGTGGCGAAGTAACCACTCTTAACACAGTAACGCAATTTTTGCGGACCGCGATAATGTTTTTTATACCCAAAAAAGGTATTTTATGGAAAAAAGTCAAGACATAGCGAGCAAAGAGTGACTAAAACAACTTCTTTTCAGATCTTCTACGATGCAGAGGATAACGAATTAGCACAGCATAAAATTGATGCCAAAACATTAAGCATCTCCATAGGTTCGATGGCAGATTTAATATCAGCAGCTGATAAAAGACTTAATGACGGTCAACAAACCGTTAAGTTAATGGTTACTAATCCAGCAGAAGCGGGATCACTCGGCGTATCCTATACGATGATGGAGCTTGTTCCTCATGCCGTCGACGTCGCAAAAGTGATTGGCCTAACAGGGATAGCCGGGGCTGCTATTGGAGCTCCAGCATTATCACTAATCCGCCAACTGGGCAGCAAGAAAGTAATTTCGGTAACAAAACGGGCAGGAACAGAAGAATCTGTTCTTGAACTTGAAGGGGAAGAAATTGTTTGCCATGACTCAGTGGCTAAGTTAGTAACAGATCCTGAAGTCCGTGATGCCCTTGTGAATGTAGTTCGTGCACCATTAGACGGCAAACAAGGTGCAGTATTTAAGGTGCTAAATGATGAAGGCGAAGAAGTCGTTCGTCTTGAAGGAAGTGAAACTGAAGAGATCAAACCGCTGCCTAGAGGTACACTACTTGAAAAAGAAGAGTCTGTAGAAGAAGTCAATGTTAGATTCGTACAGATCAACTTCGAGGGTACAAAGGGTTGGAGAATCGATTATTTAGGCGAGGAGCATGCTGTTACATTTGAAGATCAGTTGTTTATACACCAAGTTCAAAATGGAATCATCAGTTTTACAAAAGAAGATTTGTTTGTTGTTGAGCTAAAAACTATAAAAACTTTCACTGCGCGAAATGCCACAACCAAGTATGCTATAACCAAAGTAAAACGAAAACGCCCTGCTGAGGCTTGACAAAAGTGACACTGAACATGCAGATAGCACAACTGATCTTCTGGATTGGGGTGATAATGATCATCCCTGCCTTTAGTCGTTTTTGCTATTCAGCGTCAGCCTTGCTTTGGCGTCGACTATTCCCTACAAAAGTCTTCGAATTCCGATATCACGATGAAGAATCCGGAGTGACTAAGACGCTAGTAATAAAAGTTCCAAGTAAAAAGGGAAAAATGCTAACAACCCTCATTGAAGAGGCAATTGCGGAGAATTCAAAACGAAAATGAATTCTCAAACTAAAGGTCTAAGTACAGGAAAAGCTACCCTTTCAACTGGTGGCTGGGGAGCAATTCTAAGTGTTCTTGTTAGCGCGATTTTAACCGACCCTAATAGCGTGTGGCGAACTGTAGCCTACGCATTGGTACCGGGTGTTGCGGCAACTTTAACTTACGTCATGAATTGGTTTATTTCGAGGCATGGTTTCGAATCTCCAGAGGACGCAGCCAAAAGAGCAAAATGCAAGCGTGATTTGGCTGAGATTGAGAAGCAGTTACGATCTGACCACTTAAGTCCTGAAATAAAATCAACATTGATGCAGGCTAAAGCAAGAACAATCGAAATTTTGGTATCAATCGGAAGGGAATCTATACTCGAAACATCTGCGCGTAACATTACACCATCAGAAACTGCCGATCCGCAAAGCTGAGCGGCAGTTTCTATTCTGGTAGTCTATTGGTCCATTTCCAGACAAAGATCAAGCATTGAGAGACAGCCTTCAACAAAACCCTCAGCCATCTGTATCTCAATGCGTATTAGTTTCTCATCCTTTTTACGAGCTTTGGCGAGCTTTCTTTTAGAGATACCGTATAGGTAATGGGCAACAAGAAGCGAGTGTTCTTCAGGTCTTTTTTGCTTTAGACGAGCAAGACAACCTTCAATAATTAATGCATCACTATCTGAACAAGCCTGACGTGTTTTGCTTGTATAGGGAAGAAGCCCTTTAAACCCAGCAGCTATAGGCGAATAGTCTACCCCAGAACTATCACTCGCCGCCCATGCACCCCAACGATCCAGAACCATCTGAATATCACGCATAAACTTTATCCACAAAATCAGGCCAGCACGCCAGTTGCCAGCGCGCGATCGATAAAACGAAATATCAGCTCCAGCTGGGAGCCATACTTCTCTTCAAATGCCACGGTATCCGCATGCAGCTCGTCGTGATGCTTTCTGCACAAAGGCAACACAAAGAGGTCATGCGCTTTTGTACCCATTCCCCCCTGACCGTGGCCTATCAGGTGGTGGGGATCATCAGCAGGCTTTCCACAACATGCGCACGGCTGTGTCTTAACCCAGCGCGTGTACTTTTCATTAACCCAGCGGCGACGTTTTGGGCGTAACATAAAAGACTCCGGCGACTCCGGATCCACTTTCAGCGCCAGCACCTTTTTCGCCTTATCCTGGATGATGCTGGTGGCAGGAACCGAAGGCACAAGGTCACTTTCCCGGGTGACAGACGGCACAACAGGATTCGGTAATCTCAGTGCCTTACGGGCTGCGCTTTCCGGTAAGGCATCCGCCAGATTATTACGAACCAGCCACCAGCACAGTTCCGGCATTGTCACAACGTGACTGTCATCAAAACCGAGATCCCGACGCACAACAGACAACACCCAGCGGGCACAGTTATCCGTTGCCATTGATTCCAGCCGTTCCGTGAACTGATCGCGCAGCTGGTTATCGCAGTGCCAGCACAGACGGATTGCGCCCGGCGCGTGTCGCATTGTGGTCATGTTCTCGCTGTGCCAGTCGGAATGAAGCCACTGGCAGCCTTTTTCACGAAGTAACCAGCTTTCAAGACATTCCACGCCACCAGCACGACGGATCACTGCCTCATTGCGGAACACGGCCCGAACGGCAGGATCATCCGCCAGCGGTTGTGATGCCGCCGGAACGGCACCACTGGCGAAAGATGAATAACGTTCCGGCTCAGGCTCCAGCAGGACACGCCCCTGCATAAACAGGGGCATCAGCTCTGAACCGGGTCTGAACAATACAATCCCCATTCGCGGGGCAATTTCAGGAGTCAACAATGCTCTCACGGTCACCTCAGCGAACGATATTGCATGAACACAGGAGAAAAAATTCAGCCATCACGCAGTAAACTCCTTCACCAGAGTTTCAAACTGGCTTACCTTGCCTTCCAGTTCCGCCACGCAATCCACCAGCTCATCCACCGCCTTTTGTGTGCGGTGTTTTGCCTGCAGCAGATCACGAAGCGCCGGAGTAAGCTGCTTGCGGAGCGTATCCTTTGCCACGCTCATTTTTTCCATCTGTTCAGCACAACGAAGCATCTCCTGCGCCTGGCGACGAAGTTGTTCCGGTGAAACAGTGGCTGTTCTGTTATTCAAAATAAACGCTCCGCTTTACTGCCCGACATGCGGTTATTGCTGTATCTGCGCGGATTGCCCGGCGTCATGGGTGTGGAAAGAACCCGGGCACTCTCCTGGTCCACAGGCAGAAAATGTCCGTTATGAAAACGCCGGTAAATGGTCCCGAGCGTGCCATTACGCTGTTTCGTGATGTTGATTTCTGCTATGCCTCTCGCCTGTGTATCCGGGTTATACACCTCATCCCTGTAAAGCATCAGAATGATGTCGGCATCAGCCTCGATTTCCCCGGAGTTTTTCAGGTCTGAGTTCATGGGACGTTTATTGGGTCTGGATTCCACGCCGCGGGAGAGCTGGCTCAGAGCAATCAGCGGAAAACCGCCGGATTTTGCCAGGCTTTTAAGTCCCTTTGAGATTTCCCCCACCGCAAGGTCGTGACGCCCCGTGCTGCGGGTTTTAATCAGGCCGAGGTAATCGACCACCACCAGCGCCGTTTCCGGATGCTTCATCCGGTGGTACCTCGTGGTTGCACATATCTCATCAATGGTCAGATTTGCCTGGTCCACCATCCAGATATTACGCCCCGTCATTCGTCCCACGCCCTGTGAGAAACGCGCCCAGTCTTCATCTTCAAAACGGGCAACAGACTTAAGACGGGATACCGGCATTCCCCCTGCTGCAGACACCATACGTTCACCAATCTGGATGTTCGCCATCTCCATGGTGAACAGAAGCACGCCATGCCCCTGCTCAGTCACCTTGTCGATGATGTCCAGCGCAAGTTCTGTTTTCCCCATCGAAGGACGGGCGGCAATGAATACCAGGTCTCCGGGCTCCATACCGCCCGTTTTTGCGTCCAGTTCATCAATACCGGTCATCAGCGCCCTGGATTTCTCCAGTCCCTGATTCCGGCATTCAACACGGCCCACCACTTCCGGAAGGACATCATCAATGTGAACCGGCTGAATGACGCCCTTTCCGGTCGACAGTGAGGCCATCATGTTCTGCGCATCCTTCAGGGCATCTTCTGCCGCTTCGCAGGTATGTGCATCACGTAAATTCTGTAATGCTTCAGTCAGTGTTTTTTCTGCATCGCGCAGTGCGGCATTGCGTCGCAGCGCTGCAACATAGTGCTCCAGTGAAGACTTCACCCAGGTTTTGCGCCCGGTGTCGGTAATCACCGGGGCAAGTTCCGGCATCTCATTGCACAGCAGCACGGGGTCAATGACGCCGGATACGCGGGCCTGTCTGCAAATCCCCGCGTAAATATCCCGGTACTGACGCACGAAAAATACATCCGCCGGAAGCGTGGCCAGAATATCCATCACTTCCGGATCAGCCCCACGCAGAAAAAACGCGCCAATCACCGCACCTTCCAGGTCATCGTTACGCCATGCCGGGTTGTTCTGGCTGGTCATGCGGCAACACCTCCGATATTTGCCCGGTAGCTCTCCCAGCCAAACACCAGGCGGTTACGCCCGCCGTCAGTAACGCGATCTACAATTCGCTCACCAATGGACTCCTTAAGCTGGTCAAACGTCAGGTTGCTGATCAGAATTGTTGGCAGAATACTTTCGTAACGCGCGTTGATGATTTCCTGCAGGATGGTTATCTCGGCAGGCGTGCCAAACTGAACACCGACTTCATCAATGATGAGCAGGTCCAGTGATACAAAATGGTCAATAACTTCATCTTCAGTGCGTTCAGAATTGTGACGCCATGTATTTTTCACAGCGCGGGTCAGTCGCATAACATCCGTAATTTCGACGGTCGCCAGGTGGTGGCGAATAATATTTTTTGCCATTGATACAGCCAGGTGATTTTTCCCGGTACCGCAATTGCCAATCATGATCATGCTGGTACCCGCCGCGAGGTGATCCTTCCAGGCATCGACATAACGCTGGCAGGCATCAAGATTCCGCTGAGCCCCGGCATTCACAGCCTGATAGTTCTCAAACTCGCAGTTCTCAAAGCGGCGGGCAATACCGGCCTGATCGAGTAATTCACGAACCTTCAGGGCGCGTAATTCGTCATGCACGTGATCCAGTTCTTCTGCGATGCAGCGCGGACATCCGGATACCCGTTTGATGGTTTCTCCGCGAATATCTGGCCCTTTCAACACCAGACGAGTATATTTTCCGTGCTTCTCACACTCTGCAGTCTCATCGCTTGCCAGCCAGTGCTCACAGCGCCACGGACGCTTCCCGGCACGGGCAAACTGCATCTCCTCCTCCAGCTCCGCACTGCGGTTGAGTAATTGCGCTTTGTCGTGTTGCATGTGTTGTTTGTTCAGGAAATTAATCATTTTCACACCCCACAAAATCACCAGTTGAAGTTCGTTGAGCCGTAGTCCTGTTCACTGAATCCCGAGATCGGGAGGCTTTTGCCCCGCCCACCTCCGGGAGCTGCTGACTGTTGCCAGGATTCGTCAAAGTGCCGATCGGGGCCAAAGAACGTCGATGCCTGCTTCACGAACTGGGTGCCGGTATTTCCTGAGACACGCACCCAGGCGGCATAGCGTTTCACACCGTTGAGCATGGTTTCGGGTGTCACACCTTCCCTGATACGGGCTTTCCAGGCTTTGAAGGCTGCTGACTTGGAATTACCACCAGCACGTTTGGGATATTCCTGCCAGGCCTGTTCAAATTCCGGTGAATATTCCTGTCGGGCAGAACGTGCTGGTGCAGACGCGTCAGCGGATGCGCCAATAGTGTTTTTACTCTCTGTAGTATTCTCTGAAGTAATCTCTGTTGTATTCTCTGTAAGATCGAAATTGGTTTTCCCTTCTCCGCGGCGAGGGGTTTCCCGTGTCCGCGGTGAAGGCTTTCCCTCCTCCGCGAAATTGGGTTTTACAGTTTCCCGAAAACGGGTTTCCCCATTTCGGGAAAACTGATTGTTTTCATTGATAATTTCATTAAGGCGCTCACAATCTATACGGTAGAACATTTTGTGCTCAAGACGCTTGTTGGTTTCAACCAAAATGCCTCTGGACACAAGATACTTACGCGCTACAGCCTGTTGTTCAAATGTAAGTCCTGTTTCGTGTTGTATCTCTTCACGCGTTTTATGTACGCCTTCCGCTGCATGTGCTTTATCCTGCCAGTAAAAAATCTGACCAAAGAAAATAACAGCGTGCGGACTTCCCATGTATTTAACGAGCCCAGGGTAATAAGCAACCGGATGTCCAAAATCGAGCAGAAGATCAGACGGACGCATAGCCACCTCCCAGGCGTTTAAACATTTTTCCGGACTGAAACGCCACCAGCGGATAACTCAGGGTATGAGTACATCCCTGAACCTGGCAGACAACCTTCTGGCTTTCTGTATTGACCAGGCAAACCCGCAGAACGTGACCGTTGCTGGTGGTGAACCACTGCCCCACACGGGGGCAGTGGTTGTATCGGTGATACAGGGAACTAACGACGCGGCGAATCATGGGTGCGCCTCCTTGTCAGAACCGTTCAGTCTGGAATCAACAAGTGCAGCACCAAAAACAGCATCACCTACACGGTCGTACAGTTTGCTAGCCAGCGGAGATTCAACAGCCTTAAGCATGGGATAAAGCTGGCTTGTCCAGATTTGGTGGATTTCTCGCAAATGCAGGTATACGCCTCTGGCGTTTTGTGCGACAGATGGCATATCAGCCGCACCAACTCCTGATAAGCACCTCTCCATCTGGTTAAAGGCATTGATGTATGCTTCTTTGAACCGGGCAGCACGTTTACCCGTGAAACCCATAGCAAGAAATGCAAAACCGTCGCGGGTGATTTGGTAACAAGGGAGTTTGCGGCCTGATGCGTCGGTGTATTCACTGGGCTGAAAATTCAGCTCAGTAAATTCGGCAGAGCATTCAAGAGACGCAATTTTTTGAATGACATTTTTGTGTTGTTTGCGGAAATAACAGGCAACAGACAGAGAAGAAGTAACCACTTTGCCAGCAACAATGCAAAGTTCAGGTTGAGCGATGGTTGGGAGAGTAGTCATGATGACAGCCCCTTCTGTGAGTTTAAAACACTCACCACATGGGACGCCAATCACAGAGGTGGTGAGACGTACAGGGTTGGCGTAACCGGTCACAGAAGAACCCGGCGCATCTTGCGATGCCCCTGCACGCCCCACCATAATTTGGGCGTAGCAATGCTCATGACATGAAAAAACCGCATGAGCGCGGTTATGCTCTTCTGTAAGTTTCAGGACGCCAATCCCGGCACCCGCTTTATAAGGTGCCTGAGCAGTGTAACGTCCCGGAATTGCAGAATCAATATGCTGGTGGCGCTTCGCACTCAACAAAATCACGACGAAACAACCATAGTGGGCTGAAGCACTCATCCGGATAACCATCACGCAGGTAAATAACCCGCTGTGTTTCAGGCTCCCAGCGTATAACGTGGACGCGACGCCCTCTTCCATCACGGAACCAGCGATTGAGTACTTGCATGTGTTACCTGTGAGCATAATTACCCCTGCCAGCCCAGCGCCTGGAACAGCCCCATCTTCGGGTGATACCAGCGAGTACCCCGTGGTTCTGCTTCACTCATCATGCGATGAAAAGCAGACATGAAGGGTTCTACTGCAACAATCGCGCGACGAGACAACAATCCATCCGGCGTCATAAATTCATGGGTGTCAGTAGGGATCTGATATGCGTTCACCAGATTGCGACATTTCGCATCTGACATACCCGTTTTCGCCACCAGCTGACGGTAGCCTGCATAACCATCGCGTATGGTGCCTCTTTTGATTTGCTCGACTGTTTCGGTAACGTGGATGACTTTCTCTTCCACATGCTCAAGACGTCTTTGTTGGCGAACAGCCTCGAGCGCCATCGCGGCAACCATTTCGATTTCGCTCATTGGCTTACGGATCTGTTCTTCCAGTTCACGCCAGCGGTCTACCAGGCGGGCGGTGAATTCAGGGCAAAGCTGTGCGACAACAATAATGCTGTCGCGTTTGCCTTGTTCGCCTTCAAACAGATAATGCTCGTGTTGAACTTTAAACCCTAAGTTATTGATTCTTTCGGAAACCTCAATTTGAGGAGACCGGACAACACCACCTTTGGCTAATGTTTCAATAGTGCGTTTTACATTGTCATGGCGCTTACCAACCAACTCAGCAATCTCAACGCTGGTCATAGATGCTTTGTCGGTAAAAATTGCTGTATTCACTGTTTATCTCCTTCGCACACTCCATCTTCTGTGTGCGCTAAGCTTGGGTGTGGGAAAAGCTCCGGTAGATCAGGACGAAATTCATACGCCTGGACTTTCCCATCGACCGCCTTAACCAGAGACGGAACAAATTCAGGAGAAATTTTTTTCTTCCCATTCAGCCAGTCGCAAATTGTTGACTGCGCGCGACCACAACGCCTAGCCAGAGCAATCTGGCTTCCCGCAATATCTACAGCCTTGGCTATACCTTCATTTTTCATATCGACCTCCAACCTGATTCCATTCACTATAGCGATTGATCAAAGCGATTACAATGTGCGGAAAAGCGGTTTGTGTATATATCGCTAAGGCGATACACTAAAAGGGCAGAAAAAGGAGGACTTATGAGCTTTTCAGACAGGCTACAGTTAGCTATGACTATCCGCGGATACTCGCAGGGAAAACTGGCCAGAGAGGTTGGCATGGCTCAATCGAGCGTAAATAAACTGGTTAATGGTGCCACAGGCTCCAGGAAAGTTGTGGAGATAGCCAATACCCTGAACGTGCGCCCCGAGTGGCTATCGTACGGTGTTGGTCCTATGACCCCAGAAGAAAGCACATCCTGCAATCCGACACCACAGGTATCATATTCCCCGCTGGAAAATGATAAGGATATTTTTCGTGTGGAAGTCCTGGATATCGCTGCCAGCGCGGGACCAGGAACATTCCTTGTTTCAGATTTTGCAGAAACGGTCCATGCTATAGAATTTTCACATGACGCCGCAAGACGTCTGTTCTGTAGCAGGCCAGCAAATATCATAAAGATGATAACAGTTGATGGCGACAGCATGGCTCCTACTCTGTGTGCAGGAGATCAGGTGTTTGTCGACGTATCCGTCAGAAATTTTGAAACTGACGGTATCTATGTTTTTATTTTTGGGCACACCTTCCATATCAAACGCCTGCAAATGCAAGGGATGCAACTTGCTGTTATATCAGACAATCCGGCCTACAAGGAATGGTTTATAAGTGAATCAGCTGAAGAACATCTATTCATAATGGGGAAAGTTCTCATTCATCAGTCAATCCAGTATAACAGGGTCGGATAAGTCAACATCACCGGCAGCTGTATTGCGCAGCTGCTCTACTTTCCTGTATCTCAACTCCCTACGTATCGTCTCATTTCTCTCATAATCTGTTCTTTGCTGCTCAAAATGCATAGCTATAGCGATTGACATAACCAAACGCTTTAGCTATTGTAAAATTAAAACAACAGGAGGCTCATATGAAGCATGCAGTTAAGGTGATGGATGAAATTGCAGCACAAATACAAGAAGGCGGCTCGCTGCTTGGAATGATCTATTCCTACATGTCAGAAAACGGAGCAGAAAGTGAGAGGGTTTATAATGCAATCAGATGCCTGATGCGTTCCCTGCAAAAAACAGAAGAAACTGCATCAATTTTTGCAGAAAAACTATGTGAGGCAAAAGCTATGGTTTCGCATAGTCACTTTTTTGGAAAAATCCGTACCCAACGTGAAGCCTGCGGCTTGACGACCACCGAACTGGCCAGACTACTCGATCTTGACGAAGAGATTATTCTGCAATGGGAGAGCGGAGAGTACGAACCAACCATCAGCATGCTTATCCCCCTGGCAAACGTCCTGGGATGCGATCCGCTTTCTCTGCTGAGTGAAAAAAACAGCGAGTCAGCTATTCGCGTAAATGCGCCTGAAGTCCATGTGGAAAGTATTGGCGCACGCATCAAAAGCGCCCGTAAAAAACTGGGCTTAACTGAAGCTGATCTTGCCCGCATGATTCATACCTACAGTGACCCCATAAACGACTGGGAATGCGGCATCTGTGAAGTTCCTGCTGATCAGATAGTACCACTGGCCAGTGCGCTTAATTGTGACCTGGTGTGGTTGTTAACGGGAAAATCAGAAGCAAAGGAGTAGCAACAATGACTGGCAATATCCATGATAAGTATGAAGGCTTATGCCTGGCACCGGATTCCTTTGCAAACAATATCCATGATTTATTATGCGCAGTTGTCGTATTACAAATGTCAGACAACGATGCAATAAAAAGAACAGGTGATGAAGTTCTTGAATTTGCACGTTGCTATGCTGAAGCAGCAACTGAAAAAGAACTATCCAGTTAAATAAAACATATTATCGCTGAACAATATATTACGGCTTAATCGCCGGGGATTATCACACACTTAATCCACTGGAGCCTTTATTATGACTTTTATAAAACATAAGACATCACACAAAACAGCCTGTCTTATTGCACAACACGGTGAAAATTACATGCATATTGCCTGCTTATTTCTGCGTAAAGCATACGGGAAATAACAAATGGCATATGAACCCATTAATACATATCGTCGCCGTATAGCTGTTGCGGCACTCCATCGAATAAAACGTAAAACAGGTGGTAATCTGCTTATTGTTGACCTTCCGGATGGGAACATTGCGACTATAGAAATAACTGAACAGTTTATAAACCAGTTGCTGTTACGCTTCGAAGGTATTACCCGTGGTGAATTGGGCCGGGTGGAGGGTGAAACCGAAATCCACACTGCATACTAGAATGCTATCGGGATTAATCAACATACTGAATACCTGACTGAAACCGGAAAGTTAATTATAGACAACCTTTTTCAAGAGGTTATTGATTACGCGAAAGAAAAATATACCAGTGGAGGAATTAACTGATGGCTAATTTATCCCCTGTATCTGTTGTGCGCGAAAAAGTGCAGATCGTTATGACAATTGAAAATGGCCAAGTCACAGGTGTCTGCAAAGTCCGCGATGGCGAGCTGATTGCCAGCATGGATACATTCATACGGCTGGCAGAAAGAGCGGGGTATCAGATAACAGCACCTGCTCAGGAGGAAACCGGTGGCATTAACAGCAACACGCATTCCTGAGCGGATCCACCGGCAGGCATTGCAGGTCCTGTTGTTGTACCGATGCCGACGGATATTTCCGCATCGGATACAGCGCACCGGATATCTCAGTCTGAAGGTTAACCGTTGCTGGCGGCTGTTATCGAAAGGCGACGGCCGGAACTGGGAAGTAATGAGTCATGAACGTTATTCGGGAGAAATAAAGAAATGATCGACAACCGCACCGCCAGCGCCATTGACCAGGCATTACAGAAACATGATACACCCGTCGGCCCGTTATTTTTTGTAACACGCCACGGAAGAACAAAAAAATGCCTCACCCGAAAAACGGCAATTCGTTACCTGGCATTCTTTATGACCACCCGCGCTTTTGAACGTTCAGGATTCCGGCAACGCTATCCTGACAAGCGTTTTATCTTCAACGGGAATGAGATATGGAAACGTGGAGAATCAACCACAGAGTATACCCGCGCACACCAGCGAACAATCAGACGACTGCGCAGACTCATCGCCAGGAAACAGTATACAGAAAAATGGTTCAGAAAATATGACACATGGAGCGCCGGATATTACGAACTGATGGCAACAAAACCATTCTGACGTAAACGAAATTAACCATGACGCAATTAAATAAGGCAAGCCGCATACATCAGGAGGACCATGAACATTTATTTCAGAATAGTTATATCACTGGCAATTATCACATGTATTTACGGATTAATCGTTCCGGCCCTCATATCAATGAAGGATACGGTAGCAGTGATTTCTGGCTTTGCTCTGGCGTGTCTGACCCCGCCCTGCATTTATGCCATTTATAAGGGTCTTTCTTTTTCTAAGGATAAAAGATGAAAAAATTACTTTTTGCTTTAGCCCTTGTTCTGCCGACCATTGGCCTTGTCGGTTGCGATCGCGTTGAGCCTGGTAATGTGGGCATCAAAGTAAACAAACTTGGCGACGATAAAGGCGTCGGTGAAGTGGTCGGTGTTGGGCGCTACTGGACGGGATGGAACACTGAAGTTTACATCTTCCCAACCTTCAAACAAATGAAGACCTACGATGAGCCGTTCAGCTTCCAGATGAGTGACGGCACAACCATTGGCTATCACATCGGTGTTGCCTACAAAGTTGATCCATCCAAAGTTACCACGGTGTTTCAGACCTACCGCAAAGGCGTGGATGACATTACCGATACTGACCTGCGCCAGAAGATCGCCGACGCACTCAATCGACTGGCCAGCAAAATGACCACTGACAAATTTATCGACGGCGGGAAGTCTGAACTACTGGATGCAGCTCTTAAAGACATTCAGGCAGAAATGACGCCCATCGGTATTCAGGTAATGAGTCTCTCATATGTGGGTAAGCCGGAGTACCCGCCAACCGTTATCGACAGCATTAATGCCAAAGTCACGGCGAACCAGAAAACCCTGCAACGCGAACAGGAAGTAAAACAGCGCGAAGCGGAAGCTAACATGTTGCGCGCGGAAGCTGCCGGACAGGCAGATGCGATTCGCACAAAAGCCCAGGCCGAGGCCGATGCTATTCGTTTACGCGGTGAAGCTCTGCGCCAGAACCCTGGCGTCATGGAGCTGGAAGCCATCAACAAGTGGAACGGTACTCTGCCGCAATACATGACCAGCGGTGCCAATACACCATTTATCCAGATTAAATAACTTACACGCCCGGCAAACCGCCGGGTTAATGGAAAATCAGATGAACAACCAGAATACTCAACCGCAAATAATGAACTATGACCCGAATCTGACGTCGTGCGGACGCATGGCAAAACAAACCGTTCGATTAACTTTCGGACTATGGGAATACCGCGAAACATTCGAAGTTACTGTCGGCGGCAATCTGACCGGACTGGATGTTATCAATTGCGCTATTGAAAGCCTGTACGCAACGCTGCCTTATGAAGAAGCCCTGGATGAGCGCACAGGGGAAACGGATATCATGGCCACCATTAATATTGGCGAACTGATATGCCAGGATGAAGACCTGTCCGGAGAACTCTGGCTTGCCGGGATGCTTATCTCAGCAGAAATTATCAGCATTGAACCCGCTACAAACATACGGCTCTGAAGTTCTCACTATTCAGAGAGCAGGAGAAAAAATGTTCGCTCTGATTAATCAGGGACAACTGTATACCGACAGTGCCGGTTACCCGGTAAAAATTGTTCGCTGCATAAACAACACCGTGTTGTACAGAAGATGTGAAGCGAATGTTTGAAGTGTGGTGCCACTGCCGTGGATGAAAGTTTTATGAGGTTGGCATGCAGACAATCATCTATCAGATAACCCCCAGCAAATGGTGTACGGAGAGAGTCCTTATTGCATCAACAGGGCTAAAGCCCGGCACCATCGAGCGGGCCAGAAGAAAGTCATGGATGCAGGGAAAAGAATACCGCCATTACGCTGTAGAAGGTGATCCTGGGCATTACAGTGAATGCCTGTACAACATCGAAGAAATTATGCGATGGATCGAAAACCAGAAACAACCAGGTGCCAAAAATGCAAGTTCCGGTTAACCTGTTAATGCTCCTGGACGTCTGGGAGGTTTAATGAGTAACGCATCATACCCGACAGGCGTTGAAAACCATGGAGGATCACTCCGTATATGGTTTCACTATAATGGCAAACGTGTCAGAGAAAACCTCGGTGTTCCTGACACAGCCAAAAACCGGAAGATCGCTGGTGAACTTCGCACTTCCGTTTGTTTTGCAATCAGAATGGGGAGTTTCGACTACGCCGCGCAGTTCCCTAATTCCCCTAACCTGAAACACTTTGGTCTGGGAAAAAGAGAGATAACCGTTAAGGCACTTTCGGAAAAATGGTTGGACCTTAAGAAAATTGAGATAGGAAGTAATGCATTCAGTCGGTATCAATCCGTGGTGAGAAACATGCTTCCTCGCATAGGGGAAAAACGTCTTGCTTCGTCGGTAACAAAGGAAGATTTACTGTTTATCAGGAAAGATTTGTTAACCGGGTATCATAATCTCTCTAACGGAAAAACAACGCCGATTAAAGGGAGGTCAGTAGTTACGGTTAATTACTACATGACGACAATTGCAGGAATGTTTCAATTTGCGGCTGATAACGGCTATATCGTGTCAAACCCATTTAACGGCCTGACACCATTAAAGAGATCCAGAACAGAACCAGATCCGCTCACACGAGACGAATTTATTCGTTTTATTGATGCCTGTCACCATCAACAAACGAAAAACCTGTGGTCCTTAGCAGTATACACAGGCATTCGTCACGGTGAGCTAATATCTCTCGCTTGGGAGGATATTGATTTAAAAGCTAAAACAATGACTATCCGTCGTAATTATACAAAACTCGGGGAGTTCACTCTACCAAAAACAGAAGCGGGAACTGATCGTGTTATTCATCTTGTTCAACCAGCTGTTGATGCCCTGAAAAGCCAGGCTGAAATGACAAGACTTGGCCCTCAGTATCAAATTGACGTCAAGCTTCGGGAGTTCGGTCGCACTGCACGCCATGAATGCACGTTTGTTTTTAATCCGCAACTGGTGAAAAAATGCCAGCAAGTCGGTCACCACTATAAAGCAGATTCCATCAGAGATTCCTGGGCATCTGCATTAAGGCGAGCAGGACTGCGGCACAGAAAAGCCTATCAGTCCAGGCATACTTATGCCTGTTGGGCATTATCGGCAGGAGCGAATCCAAGCTTCATAGCAAACCAAATGGGCCATGCAAATGCACAAATGGTATTCAACGTTTACGGAGCATGGATGAAAGATAACAATATCGGGCAAATAGAACTACTCAATAAGCAGTTGACGGAGAGTGTCCCATACATGCCCCATAGAGCCAGACTCTGA